TGCCTTTTCTAACATTTCGTTACTCATTATATTTTTCACCTACCTTTTTTTATTTGAATAATTCGTTTACGGAACCGAGGAAAGAACCGTTCCATTTTGATTTTGTTATTTTTACTTCCTGAGACCCGCCAAGGTCTGAGGACTTCTTAATTGCAGTCTCTGATTCTACTGCATCGACACGCTTTTCTACGCCATCAATCGTGTTCTTGATTTGTTCTACAGCCTTTGAAAGCGCTGCATGCTGTTCTGCCAATTCTGAAATTCTAGTATCTACGCTCTTGCTGAAAGTTTCAACTGTGTCTTTAATAGCTGAAACCTGGGCAGCATTTGCCTCAGATGCCTTATTCAAAGTTTCTGAGAAAAAGCCTTTTAGATCGCCAAGCATCTTTGCAAAATCAGGTTCGTCAACCTCAACTTCTGATACGTCGGCTGCTTTTTCCAGAATTTCGGCAGAAGCGTCTTCAGCGGGTGCTGCATCAACTGCAGGTGCTGCTTCTTCAGCAGGCGCTGCTTCTGCAGGCGCTACTTCTTCTACTGCAACAGGTGTTTCTTCAACTGTTGCTGTTTCTGTGTTTTCTGACACTTCATTACCTCCTTCTGCGTTTGCCTGTTTTGCAATTTGTGTATCAGGCAACGTTAATCTTGATTTCTTATATGAATCAAGAATCTTATCTATTTCTTTTGCTTTGTTAACATCATTACTTTCAATCCAACCAATCAATGATGCTTCTTTACCGCTTACTGGAGATACATATGAAGAGTCTGTTGATATAAACACAGAGTCGCTATCTTCACAATAAAAAATATTTTCTGTTACAGTCTCTGCTGCAATTCCCTTAAACATTAGCTGACCGTTCATCTTTTGAATTGAAAGAATGTTGCAGAGTTCATTAGCTGGAGAATCTACAACCGATAGCTCCATCAATGCATATTCTTTAATAAATCTTACAGCTTTACCTGTTGACTTGTTTACTTCATTTTCTGAATCAATAATTTTTCCGCCGATTGAAAATCCTGCTAGTGTTCCATCAAGAACTTTTTCCCAAGTATCCTGTGCGCCTTTAGAAATATAAGCATCAACATAAACTCCGTTATAAAACTCGCCGCTCTTTGGATCATAGTATGTTTCTGGCTTAAATGAAACCATTTTACCAACAGCATTTGATCCATGCATTTCACGAATGTTTCCACGGAAAGATTCAAATGCTTTTAGTGATGCTTCTGATGTTACGACATCTCCTGTTTGATCCATGTTATCAAGCGTAGCAAAGCCAGAAACTGTGCGCTTTTCACGATTGACTTTTGTAAATGGGACGGATAATACAATATCGTCGCCATGCGAAGACCAAAGAGATTTCTCAATTTTCATATAGTTTATTTTATACGTGTTATAATCAAAAGGCAAATAATGGTTGAGTAGGACTACTCGACTTGCCTGCCATCGCCCTGAGCATTTCGGCCTTCCCCAGAAATATCTGGAGAATTGTTTTCTCTTTCTTGATCTCTACGGCGGGTATTATTTGCTTGTGTTCTAATTTCTGCCTGTTGTTGAGGCTTTAATTGAACGACTTCATCTCCTCCATCTAGAGGAACCATGCCCATTCTAATTCTAACTTCATTAGGAGTAATTACCTGCATTCTCAACAATCTTTCATCAATCTTAGATTGAGTATCAGCATCTGTAAGAGTAAGTTCGTTAAACTTAATTTCCAAAGCATCCGTCATTTCTTGAATTAATTTATTTAACTTCTTTTCAAGAATATCCTGTGCTGGGCGGCAAACCTGCTCTCTAAATGTTTTATCTGCATCACGAGCAGCTGCCAAATTAATTCCTTCTGGGGTACCAATTTTATTAATTGGCACACGATGAGCTAATAGAATTTCATCTCTATTAGATTTACGATATACATTAAATGAAGACTCTTGAGTTCCTGCCTCAATTGGCTCCATCTTAAATTCAACCTTGGAATCTGATGTGTCTGGAGGAAGTGGAATATATAGGGATCTATGATTTCTTCCCTTCAATCCGACCTGGAAAAACTCAAGCAATTTACGCTCAGACTCTGCAGACAACTTAGCACCCTTGACTGTAATTATATATCTAGGGACAGCCTTATTCTCAAAGTAGTCTAGGTTATACTTTCCTGCAAATTCATTTCCAGCCATTGCATTAGATGCTGCAATAATATCTGGGATACCATAATAATTATTTGTAGGAGTATACTTCTTAAAATGAATAATTTCGTTTGGTCTGTCTAGTCCGCCAGCAATTGGGTTAGGGGTTTCCTGATCTCCGAAATTGCGGAAGTAAACAGCCTTGCCATATAGCAATTGAATAAAGCCATCACGCAAACGGCGAACACGCATTGTCTTAGATGGGATATGGCCAAGATACCCTATCTTGCCAGAAGTTGTTCTGCCAATTTCTAAATAACCATTTCCTGTAGACTCTACGTCTGTATAAAATTTAATTAATGTTTCTTTAAATGTTTCTTCTTCATTACAATCTTCTAGCCAGTCAAATAAGTCTTGGCGAAGTCTATTTAATTTTCTACGGGCTCTATCTAGCTGTCTCTCATCGCTAATTCCATCAAAAGCTTCCATGGTCTTTCTTGTTTCAATAAAATCAAACCCAAGACCGACTATGTTTGAAACCTTAGCATTAATTGCTGAATAGTTATAGGCAGAAATCTCATAAATCTGTGAAAGATATTCTAGGTTATACGGAGGCTCAATAAGATCAAACATAGCATAGCCAGTAATAGCTTGTGCCATAAGATTCTGCTGTGTCTCAGCGCCATCTGTACCAATAAATCTCTTTTGAATATCTCTATTCATTTTACGACGGAAACTTGGACCAAGCCCAGATACCTTAGATAAATCGTCTCCAGATATTTTAAATGGGTCTTCTGATTTAGCTTCTAGTGGAGTATTGAATCTCATCCAGTCTGCTACGTTTGAAACTTCAATAGCATCTGAATTATCTGAATCTTCTATAAAGTTCATCGCTTTTGTCCTTTATTTGCTGCCTTCATTTCATCCTTATAATTTCCAATATCATATGGATCTGGAACTAAGCCCCAGTCTAATCTTTGTTTTTGATACTCAAATTCTTCATCATCAATTTTTCTACGACCAGACAAAAACTTTGGCTGGCCTTCATAAATACCATAAGATCTAACTTCTCTAGCAAGGGCGTCCATTCTAGACCTGTTGCCCTTTGTTGCAGTTATAGATAAGAAGTTGCCATCATCATCGCCAATCCAGCGTCCGTCTGGCATTTCCCAAACATAGATACCTAGTCTGGTCTCTTCTTCCATTACTTTAGAGTTAATCTTTTTAATGTCCATAGAGTATTATTCTACCACCTTTTCCAGCCAAAGTCCATGTTTTGTCACGCAGGATGACAAATTATATACTTTTTATCACTACCCAATCTCGATTATACAATGAGACTCCAGATTCTGTAATTGAGAATGACGGATCTGTAACTGCTGTCAAAGCTCTGCCTGTGTATAATGAATAATGTTCTAGGGCCTTGGCCAAAGAAAGTTGGGATTCGTATATAGCTATATAATTATAAGTATTCCTTGGGCCAGCATTTGTCCAAGTATTTGAGGCCACCTTTACGTTAAACCATATTCTAGTAGTTATTGCTGATGAAAATACAATTACTATATGATGCTGTTCTCCAGCTGTTAAAAATGTAGATATATTAGTAGCCGCAGTTCTATCAACTCCATTTACATATATTGCAGATACGGCAGATCCTTTAGTAATAACTCCGCTGGCATTCCAAGAATAGTAGTGGTTGGTTGCACCATATACTAGATGATTTTCAGTATTTGTATTTAATGGAGTAAACATCATTTCCACAGACTGAATATTTTTTGATGTATTTATAGCAAATCCAGGTGGGTATGGCTTTAAACCACTCTTAGTGTTTCTAGACAAGGTTTGATAATCAATTGAGCCTAAATCATAATCCCATATAGTAGCATCTACTGTTCCAGACGTTGGCTGAATTGGCTGAATGTAATCTCCACCATTTAGTGCGTATATATATTTATTTGTTACAAAGCTAAACTTGAGGGCGTATAGTTTTGGAATATATCTGCTAGAGTCTGTTGTAGATAATGTAATCTTTACATAGACCTCTCCATTTGAATTAAATGCTGAAGTTCCTATTCTATATCCAGGAATTGTTCTTCCATTTTCACATGCGGTATATGTAATTCCATCTGTACTTGTTTCTATGGTTACTCCAGTTGTCCCGTTCCATTCTACCTTAGAAGATACAAGTCCTGCTCCTGTAGGTATAACAAACCTGTCGTATAAAACAGCGCTTTTACTTACACCAATGGTGTCTGAAATTAATGATATAGAGTTATCAACTTTATCATAAAATACATTAGCATTGTATAAGGTTGACCAGTCTCTATTTACTGGATAAATCATTTCAAAGTTTTTCTTTATATTCATATCAGAAAGAATAAATAATTCACCATTATCTGGATTCACAATCTGAACAGGAATGACTGGACGTGATGCTAAAAAATGCTGTCTAATAATATCTGGGCTTAACGCATATCTATAAACTGCTGGTGCATCAACAATAAAAGAATCTGAAGCATTGGCAGTTGGACCAATCTGTAGCGACAGTGTATTGTTTGTAAACTTAAAGTCTGATAAAGATTTTGATGAAACTGGTTTACCATTTACATATAAAGAAATATAGTTGCTTCTATAAATTGCAACTATATGCATAACTTGATTATATTGATTTATTGTATGTTCAATAGATTCTGCTTGAACCTTAAATATTAGATTTCCATTTTGTATATATATACCGATTGAATTTGTAGTATCGGCAAATATGGTTGTCTGGTTTGTTGTAGTTATCTTTGAGAACATCCAGAGCTCTAATGAAAAATCATTGTCTGAAGTATTTTTATTTCCTAAGCCGCCACCAGTTGTAGATCCATAATAATTTTTTGTTGTTGGTAATGTTACGTATTTTGTATTATTGATAAGACTTCCAGCGACTCCGCCAGACACTAATGGCATTAATCCTGTTTGGATTCCGCCAACATAAGTACCATTGTTTGCACATCCAGAAGAGTCTGAAGCGGTAGTGCCAGAAGTCTCATCCAGTTTCCAAAAACCTACTGGATGATCTCTAATTACTTTAAGATCATATGACATAATGTCATTATATCAGAATATTACTCTGATACTGGTGCTGGAATTGCTGAAAGCTCTGTTTGATGAACTGAAATAGCAGCCTCAAGTACTGTAAGCGACTTTTCAGCAGATTCAATTCCTGCCTCATCCTCAAGAGTTTCGCATGTCTGCTTGTTAAGAGTATGCTGGTATGCCTCTGCTGCAAACTGTGAAATTCTTTGCTGAAGGATGTTGCGCTTTTGCTCGTCTGTGAGCAATGAACTATAGTCTATTGTCATTTTATTCTCCTTTTGACTTTTATATTATAACAGCTTTTTTATATAAATGCTATATCAGCATCTATAATCTTTTTTGATGATTTTTATATGCCTCTCCATCAGAATGAATGCCGCTGAAGTATCTTCTGCCAGCCTTATGTGCTTTTTCTAGATCAGTTGAATTTCTTTCATTGCTTAAATTTTGAGACTCAACTACTTCTTTTTCATGAAAGCTTTGATCGAAAAGATCAGTAACTAAATTTAATTTAAAATTCTCTACAAAATTTCTTGGGATTGGTATAAAGGCTCCAAGCGGATCGCCCTTTTTGATTGTAATTTTTCTATTAGGAACTGTTATCTTAATATTAAAGGTAAAATCTCTTCTAATCTCATCAGTCTCAATTACCCCAGTCATTATTGAACAACCTTCTATAAACATATTTGGAGGCTGGATAGTCATTATGTTTATATTTGGAGGAGTCTTTAAAGCAAATCTATTTTGAACCGTAACTATTCCTCTAGAAAACCCATTAATGATTGTTTGCTTATAATGATTATCATCATTTAAAAAATTTATTTCTGCATCATTATGCGTTCCATCCCAAATTATTTCAAAATCTCTCATTGACTTTATTAAAAACCCATATTGATTTCCAATTATTAATGGCAAACAATAATAAAAATGAGAAGTAAACCAATCTCTTTTAGTTTTACCATACAATGGTTCAATTACTTCATGATAAAACCCATCGCTATTTAAAGAATGAGGTACAACTAATATTGTATTTTCTGGAACTTCATACCCAGGGTCATTAATGTATGGACCAGTCAACACCCATCTCCTTACTATGTGTCCAAAATGAAGCAATTGTATATCTCATTGCACCTTTTATTTTAGTTACACCATGTAGATGGTCTGGATCACCTGGATGTATTGCAAGCGATCCACACTCAGGCTTTATATCAAAGTTTTGAGTTGGATAATATGTATGTCCACCTTCATAGTTATCATTTAAATAAATAATTGATCCGTATGCTCTATGAGCAAAACCCTGTATGTCTGTGTTGCTCATATCGTCAGCATGTGGAGGCTGTTCCATATCTGGGAACCATCTTACTATTTGAAGTGTATCTGAATACACTGGTAAGTCTAAATTATATTCTTCTTTAATTTTCTGACCACAGCGAATATTTGCATCTAACATAATTATTGCTGCATCTCTATTAAACTGCAACATTTTATTATAATTAATTACACGATTATCCCAAAACTCGCTCCCGCCACTTTCCCATAGCAAAGAGTCTTTGACTGACTCTACTAAATACTCGCAGTCTTCCTTTGATATAAAGCTTTTAATTATTTTAGGATTAAACATTTTAACTCATTTCTACTGGATAGCCAGCATATCTATACCAATTTACAACAGCGTATCTTGTTCCACTTAAAACTGGCTTTACCCTATGCATGTAAGGGTATGAAGCAGAGAAAACAATTATATCTCCAATAGACGGCTTATGGCTAATACCAAAGTGATTAAACTCAATTTCTCCTCCGTCATAATCATCATTTAGATATGCGCTTACAGAAACAGTTCTTGGATACTTTTTGCCATCATCTATATGCCAGTCAAACTTATCGTTGTATTGATATTTAATGAAAATATATGGACCCTTTTCTATTGACTCAACTGAGTACATTTTTACATAATCATCTATTCTGCTTTGAATCCAAGAATGAGTTTCTTTATATAATTTTTTTTCAAGATCTGTGTCGTGAGATTCTGTTAGTGGGGCATCAAAACACTTTCTAGACTGAACTATTTCATTAGATTGAGTATTTGTATTTACTCCTTTTGCCAGATTCCATCTGAAACCAATAGCTGGCTCAACTTGATCCAGAAGTTTTTTTACTTCTTCTGGATTACTTCTATAAAGAACTACTCCTGGAGCTAAAATTGTTTTATCCATTATTTCCTCTCAATTATTATAATCTAGTATATCAGGATTAATATAACATTCTTCCCAGTCTCTTTGCCAAGAGTAGTGTGTAGAATAATATCTATTCCAACTAAAAACACCTTCAGTATTTTTATTATTATCAAACTCCCCTGGAAAAAATTTAAAAGACGGCATATTATTTCTATGTCTTTCTTGATGTATAAAAGCTGTATATGTTGAAAGTGGAGTTCCTACAAAATCCTTTGCCATTGACATTACAAGACTGCTAATTAAGCCTAGAACAACCCTATTAGAGTAAGGCAAGTTTTTAAAATCATCATAAAAATCGTTTAATATAACTTCGTGAATATAAAATATTTTTTTGTCAATACTTTTTAATACTGGATTATTAAAATCATCAACACTTATAAATATTGGTAAAGAATTATCAATAAAATTTAACCCATTGTTTATTTTATTATTATCAAATCTATAGTATTGAAAGTGATCTGTCATAACTCTTACGTGTGCCCCATTAAACGGTCCAAGACTCTGTGCAATTTTTTTTGCAAGATTTACATATGGATCTTTAAATTTTACTGTTGAAATTGCATAATCAATATCTTGTGTCCTATTCATAAAAAATCTAGAATACCAATTTAATGTCATTGTAAATATATTTTCTTTATTTTCATAAAGCTCTGCTTTTATTCTATTATTAGAAAAATATTTTTCATTAATATTATTATCTGGTTGGGCATTTAAATAAGATATTTGAGACTGAATTATGTTTGAATTAAGTCTATCTTTTAAAAAATAATCATTACTGTGAAAAGAAACATTTGGTAAGTTGTAATCTATAAGATCTAAAAACTCTGGAACTAAAGAATTTTTTAATTTATTATCTATAGAAGACGTATCTACCTGGTAATCTTGTGGGTCTTGTATTTTCCATGGTATTAAATTGTTTACTGCTCTGATTTCATATTTTTTATAATGTCCAGATACGCCAGCTAAATGCTGAAAACTGCAGTACTGATTAAATAACCCATTGTGAGAATATAACACATGAGTAATATTCATCAGTTATCCTCCTTCCATCTTCCTATAGATATGATTGGGACATTGTATTGTTTTGTTACAGAATTTCCCCATGGATCTAGAACAAGCGAATTTACTGGCATGGATAAATTTTTAAAACTGTCATGAGGTGTTGCAACATAAAAAATTTTTGGAGAATCAAACGAGACTGGATCGTTGTTAAAATATGGATCTATAACTTCATACCTAACACCAAACTCGTCTAAGTAATGTTGTAACAGTTTAGATGGGCTACCTAATTCTAACCCTATATTTTTTTTATACGATTGCCCTAAGATAACAACATCGCAGTCATTTGTTAATACCTTTTGATATCTATTGATTATTTCTGCATGGTACTTTGTTTGCCTATCTCGTGCATCTGCTAAAAATTCAAACAAGTCTACAGACAGGTCAAGTTTTTTAGCTAAATAAGACATCGCTATTTGATCTCTTGGGTGACACCCACCGCCATCGCCCATTCCTGGACTCATATACTTTCTAGAAACAATTCTATTGTTTGCCATACCAAGCACTGAGAAAACTTCTTCTGAGCAACCAAGTTCTTGTTTTTCTATAATTTCAGCAATCGTGTTAGCAAAAACTATTTTCATTCCAATAAATGTATTATATGAAACTTTTACGATTTCAGCAGAAGCAGTTCTTATTCTTAAAACTGGAACACTAAGTATGCTTCTATAAAAATCTGATAACTGCCTAGATTCTTCGTGCTTTCCACCAATTAAAACAAACTCTGGATTTATAAAGTCGTCTATTGTTGTTCCCATCGCAATAAAATATGGATTATATAATAGATTTACCCCTTGTCTTTTTGATGTCAATAATGGTCTTATTTTTTCTTTAATTGTTCCTGGCAAAACAGTAGAAATTATAGAAATATCTAAATTTTTGTTTTTATTTAATAATAAGATATTGTTAATTTCTTCTATAACAGAAATTAAATAAGAATAGTCAAAATCTTTTCTTTCTTCTGGTAATGGAACTGAGCCTTCAAACATTGGGTCATGAGGTGTTTGAACTGCAATAAAAACAATATCTGATGACATTATAACTGATTCAATTGAGTCTTTAAAATCTATACTGGCTTTTGATAAATATTCTTCAATTTTATTTTCAACATAAGGAACAGAACAATTATCTATATATCCTTTTATATTTTCATTTACGTCGTAGCCACTTATTGTTTTTCCAGATAAAACACTCATAGCAGAGGCACATGGAAGACCTAGCTTCCCCAATCCTATAAATCCAATATTTATATCTTTCATTATGCACCCTTGTCAAACATAAAAGAAATTGCTGCTCTTGGGCCTAGAGACTTTATCTCGTGATTAATTCCAGAAGGGACAAAGATCACATCTCCTTCACCTAATTCATATTCATAATGACGATCATCTATATAAATATTCCAAATTACTTTTCCTATACATTGAACATAAAAAACATCTACTGGATCATTATGCAATCCTGTTGTTGGCTCTGCATCTGTAAAACTAATAATAGTAAACTTTCCAGATAGACCGTTATGCATTTCGCATATCGCATTTTCTATATCTGCCAGCTGTGGAAAATATTCAGAATTTGGTTTTTCTACTGTTAGAGTTAATTTACTCCAAAAGTTTACTCCTCCTACTGTCTCCCTTGCTCCTTGATTTCCAATATTTTCATCTTTTATTTTAATTGAATAATTTAAATGATTTAAAAAAGAATCCCATTTAGGAACATCTGCAAAAAAAGATTTAAAAATAAAAATATCTTTATTATTTTTTGCATTTAAAATATCCTTACGGCCTTCCATTTAAATATTCCTCTTCACTCATGCTTCCTCTTATAACCTCTACATATCCTGGGCCTTTTGTTATAAACCAATGATCTGGCTCAACAAAATGAAAAAAAATCATTGCTACATTTTGTGATGTAGGATTTGGAAATTTTTCTCTCCAGTGCTCTTGATCATTCCCATAATATGCTAATGCTTGATTTGGGTTCAAGGTGTATGGCTTATTTTCCACCCAAAGATCCCATGGTTCATTTTGATAAATGCACATGTCTATTGTATAAGTGCATGCATTGTCATCTTTATGTTTAAATAAATTAGCATTCTCACCTTCATAATGACTAAATAAAGAATAAGAAGGGACTAACGATGAGCTTTCAAATAACTCTCTTGCAGTTGGTATAAGTTTTTCTGAATAGTCTGAAATTAGTTGGCTAGAATAATGATATCTTCCAAATCCTTCATCATACCATTCTTTTCTTTTTTCCATTTTAAAAAGATTTTCATATAATATTTTATAGTCTTCTTCTGAAAAAACTTTATCTAAAACAATAGGCTCTTTTATTTTTATCATCTTACCACTTCCCTATAGGACATTCTGCATTTTTTAATTTTGTTTTGAGTTTCATAATACATCCACATTTTTTACATTGTGTAGTCAAATCAATAAATTCTGGACATTTTTTGCATATCTCAAATCTTTCATTTGAAGTTTGGTCATCAGTATAATTATCTTTATCCATTAGATCCCAAGGTCTGGTATCGCCAAGATTTTTTTTATACTGCTCCCATGGAGTTAAATTTTCAGACATAAATGAAGTATATCATTTCAAAATATAAGTGTAAAGGCATCAGATACTAATTAGTTTCTGGTTGAATAAAATTGACTCCATCATAAAGCCAATTTTCTTTAACTAGATTGGGTTGCTCATGATTTATTTCAACTATTTCTGAATTAATTATATCATCAACAAATTGATCAATCTCTGCTTGGTCTGCAAACACTTCTCTTCCTCTTCCCCATTGCCCTACTATTTCTTCTTCCATAATTCCTGCAAACCTTACTGCTTTTGGATGAACCCACTCACCTTCTTGCAACAAGATAGGGTCTCCAGTTTCTGGATCTCTTTTATAAAATTTTCCATCTATAAACAAATCTCCTGGCATTACATCATATCCAGTTGATTCTTTTATAAGGACATTAGACCTATATAAAGCTACCCACTTCTCTTCTATTAAATTTCCTTTTTCTAAAAATTGATGGTATTTAACCACTCCATTTCTTACATACGCAAAATATGGCATATTATCTCCTTTTCTATAAGTATACAATAATCTTAAATATTTATCAATGGTAGTTATTATAATTCTATTAATAAATTAGCAGAACCAATTATCTCCTGGACAGCAGCAGCATGGGCAATAGTATTGTGGTGGAGGTGGTGTTACAGGTGGTGGTGTCACAGGTGGAGGCGTTACAGGTGGTGGTGTCACAGGTGGAGGCGTTACAGGTGGTGGTGTAACAGGCGGAGGCGTTTGGTTACAAGTAATAGTTGGATAAGTTCCTG